TATAACAAGAAAAAAGAGGGGTGTCAAGACTGATTCTGCCAGTCTTCCCCTCTGCGGCGACGATAGTTAATTGGGGTAGCCCACAATTATTTATCTTTTTCTTTTAAAGGCACATACTTTTTTATTCGGTGCCATTTTGTATTTCACGGTTTTACCATAACAATTAACTGGTTGATCACTCATCTTTTCATCAGCGCCAAAATCACCCTTCATTTCCCGAATTGTCTTCACGAACTCCTGAAATGATTTCATAAACTTTTCTCTTTTGATGCTCTGGAATAACTCTATTTAGTTTGATGGTAAGCAATCCATCAACAAAAGAAACATCACCAAGAACTACATCATTAGATAAAGTCCAAGTTCTTTTCAATCTTCTTTTTGCTATTCCATTATGAAGATATTCGGTAGCATCTTTGGATTTTTTATCTTCTGCTACATCAAGGGTAAGTATATTTTCTTCCGTAGATACCCTAATATCTTCTTTTTTGTATCCAGCAAGTGCGATTTCTAATCTAAATTCAACACTACTTTCTTTGACTAAATTGTATGGTGGATAATTTGTGTGCGTATCAAACGCACTATCAAATTTTTTAAACCACTCATCCATCCCAATACTATTCTTTTGAATTTCTAACAAATACTTTGCAGTTTGTGGTACTGTAAGTGTAAATGAATCTGTTCCAAACATAATAGACCTCCTTAAAGCGTCTGTAAGTGAATGATGTCCCCGAAGGCAACATCACTAGTATATATCACAAAACATAAAAAAAGGAAGTGTTGAACTCCCTACAAAATCATTCGGTTTCCTGTGGTTTAGTCTTTTTACCAATATTGTATTTGGTTTCAAGTTCCCATTCACCTTTATCTTTAAATGCAAGAACTTTAATTTGATTTAAAGGTGCAATATCAGTAATTTTTTCCGGAGAAATTATAGTAATAAGTCCCCAATCCGCAAGAAGTTGTACAATACGATTACGACGTTGGACATCATTTACCGTAAGATTTGCGTGTTTTCCATCAAGTGCAAATAATTCTTTAAAATGCACAAGATAGTATCTTCCTTGCTTGTGAAGAATATGGCACGACTGATAGATTTTCTTTTCCTTGCGTGAAGCAACTCCGATACGTGTCAAAGTTTCACGAACTTTCAAAAAGTCATCAGGTTCATTTAGGATCACTTCTACCATTTGGTCAGGTGTCCAATTTACAATAGGTTCTTGAACTACACTCATTTTGTTCCTCCAGTTTCAAATTTCGCTTTAATAAATGTTAATTGTTCTTTTGATAGAATAGACAAAGCTTGTAGTGCCTTTTCATTATTATATCCATAATAACGCTTGACATAATCAATATCTTTGATTTTTTCTTTTTTCAACCAAGGAGAGAATCTCTTCTTTTTCCTAATTATATTTATAAAAAAATCATATTGAAGTCTTTTTGGCAAAAAGTTATACTTATTCATCTCATTTGCATACATTACACAATCAATATGCCCTGAAAGACAATGATTAATAACATAAGGAGAATAATCTTTTTCCGATGATGGGTCATCATTCATAATATTTTTTTTGTTCTGATTGATTGAATTCAACCAATCTTTAAGTTCAGTCATCAACTAACCCCTCTTTCTTCAATCTATCATAATTATAACATCCATCAAAACTAAACTGTATTTTAGGATTTTTGCTGTAATTGAATAACAGAAGTTCTTTTCGTTCTTTCTGTTCTCGCATATATTCACCCACAGAACGCATCGTGTAAGTTAGATCAAACTCCGCAGCATTCCAGTTTTTAAATCTATCCATTACAAGTTGGTCAGAATTATAACTCACCAACTGATCCATATCATTAGCATCGCAATCAGCAGCAAACTTATCGTGATCAAATCCTTTGTGCATTGATCCTTTGCGCCCATAGAGATTATCCTTAATGTCATAAGGAGGATCAAGATACATAAACGCACCTTTGTTTCCATCCATCAAATAATCATAGGAATAATTAGTTATACGCCACTTCTCAATCAGTTTAGAATACTCTGGCAGCTTTTCAATACCACGCAGGGAGAAGTTGGAGTTGCTTGCCTGTGGCGAAAATGAGGAACTTTCTGTGAGTCCACTAAAAGAACATTTATTAACAATATAAAAATCTACAGCACGACCAAGATTTGAATAATCTTCATTATTAATATGTGTCTTAGCTGCTGTAAATAAATCCCTTGCTAGTTCTGGAGTATTATGTTCGGTTTTTAATTCCGCCAATATGTTTTTCATTTCTTCCCCAAACATCTGGAGTTGCTGCCAGAAATTTACCAGAGGTTCATAAAGATCATTCACCCAAATATCCAAGTTTGGATACTTTTTTGTAATGTGAATCGCAACACTTCCACCACCAAGAAATGGTTCCCGAAACTCATCATAGTCTCTTAGGTCTGGAAAGTATGGATCCATTTTAGTGACCGCTCTACTCTTTCCGCCAGGGTAGCGACAAGGGGTCTTAAGCGACTTCTGTGTTATTTTCATAAGTCTTAGGATGAAAATTACAATACTCGTTAAACACAATCTTACATTCTTTTTGTGTAAGATTGCAATGCTCTGCTGCTTTTGGAAGATTCCATTTAGCAGCAAAAAGCATTTCCATTGCTTCTCTTGTTTCAGGTCTCATAGGAACTCACACTCAACCATAATTTCAGTCAAACAAGCAAGAAGATTTATCTCTTGATCTGCCACAAATCCCCCCTGATACAAATACTTCGCAATAACAAGAACAGCAGCAGGAATACTGGCAGGAACCAAAGATTCGTAAAGTGAATCATACACCCTACGAAGAATAACAGAAGTGTCATTATCAAGATTGGATACAACCCATTTACGAACTTCCGTAAAGTTCTTTTCCTTGAGACATTTAATGAGATCATTTACTTTTACGTCAGAGAACGATGCAAGAATACCAGAATCAATTTCACCACTTACAGAATACCTTTGACATTCGTTGGTGACTCGTCTGAAATCGGGAAAGTGCTTATTTATCAGTTCTGCAAGGACTTTCGGATCATATCGGATCCTCTCTTCATCCAAGATGTTTTGAAGACGCTTGAAAAAGGATCCTGCCAACTGGGCTTTTTCTTTTCCCTTGATTGAGAACTCAACAACTGCACATCGGGAGTGGAGGGGTTCAATGATTTTGTTTTTGTAGTTACAAGTGAAGATGAATCGGCAATTCCTACTAAATTCCTCAGTAAATGCCCGTAAGAGGAGTTGAACATCATTGGTTGAATTGTCTGCTTCGTCAATAATGATGACTTTGTGTTTAGCATCCGAAGAAAGTGAGACGGTCGAAGCGAAGTTCTTCGCATTGTTTCTGACAGTATCAAGGAATCTACCTTCGTCGGATCCGTTAATGACATAAAAATCTACTCCTAATTCATTACATAGTGCTTTTGCTACTGTTGTTTTACCACATCCAGCAGGACCGGCAAGTAGCATATTTGGAATTTCACCTCTAGTTACAAAGTCACTAAAAGTTTTCTTAATACCTTCTGGTAGGATACAGTCCTCAATTTTACGAGGTCTGTATCGTTCGCACCACAAGAAGTCAGTTCTGTCTGTGTTCATAATTTAAATAAAGTTCAAAGGTAATAATAATCTGCGAATAATCTCAATCTCTATGGACTTTCACTTTATGAATAGAAAATTTCTCATTTGGTATAGAAATTTTCATATAAAAGATTATAATTTCTTCTTTCCCTTCTTGATTTATACGAATATCACTTTCAGTTTGTTTTTGAATTTGTTTGTTTATTCCTTCCCAACAATCATAGTCACCATTTCCTGGTGATTGTTTATCAAATACTGCTTGAATAGTATCAATTTGTTCTTGTGTTAATTTAAAAGTCATAATCATTCCTCCACTTTCATTTTATCAATCACATAATTTGCTTGTATGAGACCATTACTATCAGTAATCTCTGCTTTCGTCGTATAGAAGATAAGAGTAGAACCTTCGGCAAGTTGTTCTTCAATACCTTCCATAGTTCCAAATTTTCCAGTTCTCATAGATTCTGGAATTGAATTGAGTGCGTCTTCAATTGTTTGTCGTTGTTCCTGTGTTAATTTAGAAGTCATAATTAGTTAAATAAGTTTAATGGTCAAATCTATCATAACCTTCACAAGGAAAGGTTGCAAATCTTACCTTATACTGTTTAGTTTCATCAATAATCTGCAAAGAGTATAAAAATAATTTTTCATAATATTCTTTATAACGATTTATTCCTAGGAATAAATCTTCAATAGTGTCAAAATTGCGACTTTTTGACACTATTGGATATTCTCGTTGTCTTTTTTCACAAAAATATAAATTATTTGGAGAACAAATGAAATGGTCAAATAATGAGCAAATTTTAATTATTTCATCTTTTGGTGGATCAATAGTTTTGACTCCATATGTACCAAATCGATCAAATTCCCGTCCATTTATAATTTCCCTTTTACGATTTTCAAAAAATACCCGATACCAAGTTTCAAAAGAAGTTAAATGCTTATCGTTATTGTTTATTTTCATGGTTAAATCCATTCGGGTTTTCTTTCGGGAATGCGAAGATAATTATCCTTCACCCAAGGTTTGGAGGCAATATACATTTTGTAGGCAGTGAATGTATCAATGCTTTCATCAAGTTTGTATTCGTCAGGCATTGCCCTTGTGAATTCTACCACATTATTGTAGATGTGAAGACTTTTACCAGAGTTATCAAGGAAGATAACTTCTGCTGCTTGAAGACCATCAAAGCAAGCATGAACTTTACCGTAACGATGCCGATACTCATTACAAAGGGCATAACCGTGCCGAATCAACCAGGCAAGGTTCTCATGGGATTTTGCCGCCCATTGAGTACAGGGATGATTACGGAAGGCACCCTTCTCCGTATTATAGGGGGTGCCGTCCTTCTTGGGAATGGTTCCCCAATTATAATACCACTTGGAGTAGATGACAGAAATCATCTGACATGTCTCCAGGGGCATTTTCACTGAGTATTTGTCAGGAAGTGCCACGGCAGAAAGAACCGGGCACTGGTCAGTCACAAAGATGTTCATAATATAAAAAAATAAAGTTATTTAAATTCAGAATCGGGTTCCATTGGAATCCAATAATTCAAATTATACTTCTCATTTGTAAATTGGGAAATGAGTTTAGATGAAATCACAACATCATAATTTGTTGGAATAATTTTAAGATTTTCAACTTTAAAATTAAACACAAATTCCTTATCAGTTTC